ACCAACTTGTCTGTTTGTTCCTAAGTCAGGCCATTCCATTGAATGAATCTCTACGTTAGGTTTGTGTATTGATCCACTAAAATTGTAAGCTCTAATGTCAGTACCCGTTTTATATAGTTGGTTTGGGTGTGATGAAGAAACCACTAAACCACTACTACCAGTTACTGTTAATTTTTTATTATCAGCTCCTAGTGGATGGCGCATCATTAGTGTATAGAAACTAGATGTACTACCAGTATAGGTGTCTGCTAGGTTTCCTTGAAAACTTGTTGGTGCAAGTGTGTGGTTATCTAAAATACTATCTTGTAGTGGTTCACTCCAATATCTCAATTCTTGTATAGAACCAGTCCACAATAGCATTGAATGACTTTGTGCAATAGTGTAAGATCCTGTTCCGGGTAACCACAAATGACTACTAGATATGTGTGAAGTTGTCCAGGCGTTATTGTAAGATGCACTAGTTAGTCCATTCACATTAATGGATGAACTTTGTGAAAATACTACTTTTTCATATTTCGCTTTTTTAACAATAAGCGAGTATGTTTGTGAAACCGAATCCGTATTGATAGCTTGTGATCTATTTACCGCAACATGATACCAATCACCATCATAGATTGAACAACTAACGCTAGCTGTAGCCCATGTTGTTGAGGATCCCCACGTTGATGTGGAATTACTATTGTTACCTAAATACAGTTTTAGATACTGGAAGTTTCCTGATCTAGAAGCCTCTAAGTACCACGAACCAGATTTCTCCATCAAGCGTTGTACCTTCGACTGACTTACTGCCATCTTTACACGCAACTCTACTGCATTTGGATATAGGGATTGTGATCCTATACTATCCCAATCAGCTCTTAATGTTTGTGTTGGATTTCCAGATGTCTGACCGTTGTAGCCTATTGTAGTTGAATAGTTAAAACGCTCATGAACCCAATCGGTTTTTGTGTTAAACTCTGGTTCAGCTCCTCCATATTCACGGATTCTGAGAATTGTTTGTGGAATACCAAAACAGTTGATTAGCGCTCTAACTCCTCGTTCTGTACCTTTAGTCTTTAGAAGGTATGGAAGGTTGTTAATGATACGCTTCCAAGTCTCTTTAGTCTTATCTTCACTCGTTATACTGTAAGTTGATGCTAAAGATCCAGATACACTTGTACCTAGAGCATAATCCCACAACTCTTTGAGAGTGTTTCCATTCTCAAAATCTATACCTAAGTTCTTACCAACATGATATATTAAGTCTTTACTAAATCCTTCTAGAATCGATTCTTCTCTAGAGTGCAGCTTAGTCATATGCTTGACATAAGCAAACATGAGATCGTAGTAATGACCGATCATGTGAGTGAATAATACATACTCTTCGTTTGTACTATCCTCCAGAACGTGTGCAGGTATTAGTTTATATAGTGCTGATTGATTATTTTGATCATACAAACTAGCGCTACTATAAATACCATCAAACCAACTCTCAACCTGAGATGAAGTTACTGCGTAATTTACGTATGGCCTAGTGTTGTTTGATTTTGGCCATGTAGATGGGTAAAACTCACCAAAGCTGTTTGTGACATAACTGCTGGATTGATAGAACAAATACTTCTCGTAAGAGTCCATTGATCCAAGTAATGCAGCTTTTTTTGTTTTAGTATCTGTAATGTTTGTTTGGAAGTATATGCTACTAGAAACACTGCTACTAGGTAAGCCACTTAAATCAGTTGTTAATGCTGCTATACGTGAATCATAAGATTCAATAAGCTGCATTTTGTATTTGAAATTTAATAAGCGTTCAGTTGCAGATCCAAATTGGATATGATTATCGAAATGCCTAAAATCAATGTTTAGATTGATACCTTCTAAGAAAGAACTACTTAATAAGGTTCTTATGATATCCTCAGACGTCTGGGTTGTTGTAGATAATAAATCATCCCAGTCCTTATACTGCGTACCTACAGCTGTCTGATCTTTATTTATTGCATCCCAGTTTGGACCTGCAATAAAGGTCTTTCTTGTTTTAAGCTTAGGTGGTACAATTGTGATTGTATCAACTAAACTATCGCTAACTTGCTGCGATAACCAAATTAAATCTCCAATATTAACACCATCCGGAGCTGGGGTATTAAGTTTAAAGATTATGCTGTAAGGAGTTGTTGAAAATGTAAACTTATCTTGTACATAGTCAAATACACGCATTGATGTATTTGCATCTTTAAATAAGAATAAGTTTGTTAATGTTTGACTCTTAGGAAGTTTAAAGAAACTATCAGCAAAAAAATCCAGAAAGTCAACATTGGATATGGTATTCGATATAGCAGGAATAACTCGTATCTCTAATCCATCAGCACTAATCTCTTGAATTTGCAACTTGTGACCATCTCCAGAACCTAAAAGGTTACGATGAAAAGCGTAGGTAACTTTATACTTACCTGAGATGTAATTTAGGTCACTTAGGTTTTTTTCTGGATCAAGTGTTATTTCGTTGTTGGATTGTGTAAAACCATCAACACGATAATTTGATTCTAGATATTGGTTGTTTGCGTTTTCTATATCTAAACGAATAACATCGTTTGGATAGTTAGCTATTCCACCATTGTAAGAACCAAAGGACTTAACTACAGTTTGTTGTGGGTTTACTTCCTTTTGCTTTTCTGCCAGTGTTACGTAAGCATCCTGTGATATTTGATCCTCTAAACTCTTGACTAACTTTGTTTTGATAGCACTCCCTAGTGAAGATTCAACTTGTGAAGCTTCAATATTTTTAGCCGGAATGTTGATTATGTTTTTAGCCACGTGTTTTTATATAAATATGATGATTGTAAACTTATTACAAGTTACTCTCATCTAGATTCTCAGGTATGTACAATCCTAAACTATAATCTCCAGCTGCACGATCAAGATCCTCTCTAGCTAAGATTTCAGCTTCATCCATTTCAGGATCTGGTATACTTGATGATACTAATTGAGCAGCCTTATCGTTTTCTTCTTGTATACGATTAACATAGCTCTCTTGATTTTTAGCTAATATAAACGGATCATTTATGACTGGCGCTATTGGCATTCCGTCAGGTTGTATTAGTGTGTAAGTGAATGTAGATGCATCTGCAGTATTGAATGCAGCTGGATTTTGATATCTACGCTTTTGTAGACCTAACACTGTACCGTCTTGTGGCGGTATTCTATAGCTAGCAAACTCCTCAGATACTGCAAGATCGTTAGGAGCTATTAGTAGTTTCATTTTTGTAATACCACAACGAGGATTTCCATACTCGATAAGACGGCGGCTCAAACCAGTGCTCTGTCCATACTCATCTGTATAAATTTCTTGCTCTGTCCAACCTTTAAGGTTTGGATCAACGTCTAGTAAAATATCTGAAGTGTGTTTGAATGTAATATCTACACGAATTGATCTTGTCTTTGTTGGAATGGTTATATCCTTACCAACACCAAACATTGCTGCAGCACCATGATCTGGGATCGCACGATAGTAAAATTTATTATCTTGTGAATATTTTTTACCAAACCATACATCTCCAGGATAAGCTGTTCCATGTCTAGTAAAATCGTATTTATTTGCAAAAAATCTAGCAGCTACGTCTCGCAATGTGCTTTCTGTGTATGGTTCGTGATCTACACCCTTACTAAAAATACCAGACTTCTCTGTATCAAACATCAAAGCTATTGCGTCAGTGTTTGTATACTTTTGTCCAAATACTACAATATCGTTGTTATTGGGTTTAATAAACTCATATAATCCAAAAAGAGTTATTGGAAAAAATGCCTTCTCTTTGATAGCCCATAAATCTAACTCGTTAGGACCATTAATAACCTCTTCCTTTCTTACAAAACCTCTATCATCTATAAATGATAACTTTATTGTAGTTCTATCATAACACTGTGGTATAATTTCAATAGGCGTTCCTGGAATCAATGTGTATTTTGCTCGACCTTGAGCTTCTTCAAATACCTGAGGAAAAGCTGCATTTTTCTCTTGAACAATGTGATCGTACATTTGCTCTGAGTCAGCTATATTATAGTTAAACACTTTTTCACCATCAAGAGTTTGAACTTTAATTTTATAGTCTGTAAGACCAGCTCCAACATATGCAAAAAACTGAGCAGTTGAATACTTTACCCCATAAACATTTCCATCAACAAAATCTGCCAAATCGATTATATCAACAGTTTGTGATAGTGTTGATATATCGCTTCCACCAAACTTTGCAAATTTTAACTTATCTCTTGTGAAGTAGGTTGGTGTAAAATCTTTGAACTCTGCATAAAGTCCAATAGTCTTATTATTTTTGTTATATTCATCCATCCAAGCAATACCTGGAAAGAAAGCGGCAAATTCTGATCTTACATAATCCTCGTTAGGTACAATTTGCGGAACCACACCTTCTGATATCCAACGCTCACCGTCATCCAAAATACCCAGCGATGTTGAGGTAAGATTGATATTGGTCATTGTTGGATCGTTTTTCAAACGCTTATTATACCAGTTGAAAAACAAACCCCAATGAGAAGCATTTGAAAAGAAAAACTCCATTGCAACTGCTCCAGTGGTTTCTTTATTAAAATCAATCAGTGGTAAGTTTGCAAATCTAAAACTACCAAAACCTTTAATTAAAGATGTGTCGTTTACAAACGGTTGAATCTTCACATCTGGACTGGCAGTCCAACCATCTAAACCACCATCACCATCACCATTGCGTAATAGATTTTTATAGAGAAGTGGGTGTTTAAGTGGATCAATAATATTAACATCAAATGGTACCGATTCTATAGAGCCAAATTGGTTGAACACTTCGCAGATATATCTTCCTGATAGATTAGGTGTTGATGATTGTTCTTCGACTAACGCAGCTGGAGTACCTACTCCACCGTTAAGACTATTAAGATCATATATAGGAGCCTCGTTACGCTTCCATCTGAAAGAAAGGTTTGATGTGTCGTTTGGGTTATTCACATTTGATGGATCAGCTACACGAATCTCAAAACTAAAAGAAGTACCTTTTAGCATATTGATAGTATCAAATACTGGATTGACAGTTTGATATTTTAAACTACCATCAATTAAACCCTCAATCCAAGTAAACTGTTGAAAGTTTTTTATTGGTTGAGATAGTATATAAGGCGGTGATGGATTCCTAGGCATAAGACTAAAATCCCCAGCACGTAATGCTTGTTCTTCTGCAAAGGACGATAGTCTTATGGTTTTTTTCATAGCTGTTTCTAATAAATATTAGAAGTATAAATTACTCAGGAAGAGCAGCGTATCCTACAGTATAACTGAGACCGTTTTCATCGACAAAATACGATGGTGTTCCGACAGTAACACCGTCTTGAACATTCGATGGATTGTATACAGCTATTAGGTCTAACAATGCACCTGGTTTTTTAAGATTACTTAGATGCGGTGGCTTATCTACAGTTGGTAACAATCCTGTAAATGCCTCATCATTAAGATCGATAGTTAAGCTTGCTTCATAGGTTTCATCTACAGCGTTATGTTTTGCAGGTGGTATTGCATTAACATCGTTAGCGTAATTCGATAAAGCTGTCAGGTACTGTTCCTTAGCAGTCTTACCTTCCATGATAGTTGTTTGATCAGTATCTTCTTTCACAATCTGCAAAATGCTATCTGCTAAAGCATTAAAATATGCATTTGTTTTATACGAACCTCTAACGTATTGACCTATGTTAGCGTGTAATGCTTTTAGGCAATTTTTAGGTGTATCGGTTATCACAATAGGTTCACCTTTCAATCTAGAAAAACCTAAACCTGGTGCCATAGAAAACTTCATTTGTGACGGAATATTGCACAACAAATTACCATAAGGATCAATACTATGCTCGAGTTCATAAGTACCGGATCCAAATCCTGGATATAGGTTTTGATCGGAAGGTCTTGATAATGTTACTTTTGATTCTGGACCAGAAAAGTCAACATCAAGATAGTAACTCTGCAACCTTTCAACACGATTTTCATCAGCTTTGTCTATCTTTGATGGTGATAGTTTAGTTTGTGTTATTTCTGACCCTTTCAATCCAAAAAATAGCTGTAATCTTATTTTATTTTTCCACAACGTTGGTAAATCGTTACCCTGTTCCGGTATTCTATTTGTAATATTAGAAACGGTAAATCCAGCATCTTTCATCTCTCGAGCTATAGTTTCGTAGTTTGCTGACGCAACTCCACTAACAATAACACCCTTCTCCTTTGACGACTCATAACTATCAACAAAGCGATATCTAACATAGTCGTTAAAAGTAATATTCAAAGCTGAACCCTCTTGCACAAAGTCTGGTAAACTTTCTACAGTAACCATTGAATTTGGTAGTACCGGTAAAATGCGAATAGGATCAATTCCTAAGTTCTTAATAACCTCCTGATTTGTTTGGCTATCTTTTTGTTGTATTTTTAAACCTATCTTTATTGTGTCTTTTGTCTCAATTACACCTAAGTCATTTATTGTCAATTTACCATCTGAAATAGTATCAAATGTAAATAATAATTTTTTAGATGATAATCCATATGGATCGTACGGTCTACTTTTTAATAATCCAGATTCTACTATAGATGCTGGAGTATTATTTTTTACAAGCGACGTATTTGTGTAATATTCTGTACTTAGTTTTTGTTGAGTTAATACTGGCAATAATGTCACATTAACCGCTGACACAAATCCTCTCGGATCCGGTGAGGTTGGTAACACTTTTACACCTTTTTCTTCATTACCAGGTAAATTCATGATTTGTCTACCAATAGTTTTACCCCAATCAAGTTGTGGTTTTGTCCAGCGATTTCTTTCATAAGGACTTTCCCAACTAACAAACTCAAAGACTTCTTCACTATTTTCAAAACCCTCTTTCCATTGTTCAAATATTCTCCAATCTGAAGTTTGAAAATTTATAGTTACTCTGATCTTTGTTGTATTTGGATTCAATCTATCTAACACAACCTTATTAAATTCAGCATACTGACCGTACGTGTATCGCACATTCTCATCTGGATACAATTCATCAGCAACAAATAGTACGGCATCTCTACCATCCCCACTAGACAATTCACCAAGTCCATAGATATCTTTATCATAATATCTTTGACCCCAATATTTCCACAATCTACTTGTCCATGGATCTGCTAATGTTATTCTATTCTCTTGTTTTTTTACCGAACCGTCTTTTTGCAAAATATGACTAGCTAACCTAGTCTCATTATCATATTCCTCTAATGAAACATAAACATGCTCTTGTACACCGTGCGATGGCCCTGCTAACAGAAAATTCTCCTTACTAATCCTAGGCTTATTTAGAACATAGTTCTGAGGCAATCTTCTATTTTTAGGATCTACCAACTCTTGTACTGGCATAAACGATGTTAAGGCATTTCCAATATAACAACTGAATATAGCTCTAACACCCTCAACACCAAAAACACCACCCTTAGTTAACCACACTATATCAGATAGATCGATATCCTGGTAAGCTCTTACTAAAAAAGAACCACCTCTCTTTAAGAACTTGTAACGTGTTCTCGTAAAGTATGAGGCATTATCTTTGAGAAATTCTTTAGTCATATCAAAACCTTGAATAACACCGGTATCCAACTGATAAGGTCTTGGATGTAACGTATCCATTGTGTAACCAAATAAATCCGGTCTATCTGGTCTTGTTAAATATGTTGACGGTATTTTGGTAAGAGTCTTAGTTGTTAAGTCGTCATTATTAACTTGCCAACCATCTGTCCCATTTGCACCATATGGATTGTTTATTAGGTTTCTATAAAATAAAGCATCAAAATCAAGATTTAATACCTCTATCACCACTGGCTCCGTGGTAACTGTTCCTATATCATTACTAATCTCACAAACATAAGTTCCAGCGTCTGATGGTTGCATATTATCAAACGTAACACTATTACCTGATACAGTTACTTTAGACTGTAGTGAAAAAGATTGATCTGAGTTGAGCATAACACCATTCTTTCTCCAAATGTAAGTCAATCCAACAGATGGCTTAACCATCGTCAATATTCCATTTTCAACATTTAATACTTGTGGTTGCTCTGCCTTAACAGCTAATGTAATCTTTGCTCCTAAGTTAATCTTAACAGTACCGTCTGGAAAGTAATATAAATACTTACCACTAGCGTCAGCTGTTTCATAAGGTTTAATTTGTGGCGTAGAAGCTAGCTCAATTGGCTCCACTATAACCGGAGGCCTATTAATGATTGTTGGTAATAGGTCATAGGTTGTTTGATTCTCGTCTAAACTTGAAGTAGCGAGTATCGATATGCTTGCTGACGTTTTCGATGTAACGCCATCACTCAAATCTCCTATTAATGACTGATCTGGAAATCTCATTAGTTTCTAGTAACTTTAAAAATCCACTTATCATCGTATACATCATAAGATGCATAAGATCCTGAGTTAGGAACTCTCAACACCAATCTATAATATCTTTCTGGTTGAAAGCTGTCCAAGTGTAATTTTACGAAGTTACTAGTAGCATCATCACTTATCTTGGTGTAATTGCTAAAGTCAATAACAACATCATCGTTATGAGCGCTGTAGACAGCATATTGAGTTCCAGCTGGTAATCTATATCTCGTAAGATAATCTGAAGATGTAGCAAATGTAGCTACTGGATATCTTGATCGTGCTGAGAATCTTATTCTTGGTGTTGACGATTCTGCGTATGATGGTTTTAAGTCAATTGGCGTTATAGTGATTTCTTCGTTAACATTTACTGCAGATAGAGTACCTAAACTAATACTATCATCATACTTTGCTTCAATAACTGGTAAGTATATTGTGTGTGTATCCTTACTAAAAAATTTGATGCTATTGAATATGTTTGCAGATGACTCATCTGTATCACTCTTCTTGATGATAAGACCATTAAAGTCCAAGGATCCTGATTGCACCTTCCTAACAATAGAAGTGATATCCATATCAACATCGGACGTAGTGTAGCTAAACGATTGTGATGCAACACTTGATGTATACCAAGTGCCACCACCTGGAGCAGAGAGCCATGATGCAGTTGCCGTTGCTGCAAAAGATGCTGTTGACCATGATGTGGCAACATCATCTGCTGTTTGTTTGTAGTACCAACTTACACCAACTTTAGTTTCTGGACTGTTTCCGTAACGACCAATACCCATATTCCAACTACCGCTCACAGGATAAGCGTATAACGTGTAGTTAGATGGTATTTCGTTAGCGTCTGATGTATATAATTTTAATGAATATTGAAATTGGTTTGGATTGTATCCTAAAGATGCAATACTAGCAGACATGCTAGAATAATCAAAATCCAATAGTATTCTGGAATTGTAGCTTGAACTACCAACTAAGGTTTTTTTGATTTCAAGCATAGCATCCAAGCCAGTATTCCTTTCGGGATACTGCTCGTATATTGTAGCGTCTTTGGTTGGATAAAATCTTAAAATCATATTTAGAATGTTACAATACGTCCTCTAATATCGTTGTTTGGGTACTTTATTTCAAAAATAGCTGGATCTAAACTTGGATACACTATACCATTACGAGTCGCTTCTGATAAGTCATAAACAACAGTACTATAACCACTAAGCTCATCATTTAGGTTTTTGAACTTTACACTTGTTACAGTTTGAACACCATTCACCTTTAGCAATTCGTTAAATACATCACTATAAACTAGTGGTTGGTTTATTTGCCATTTATCTATGTTAAAGAAGTCTTTTAATGCACTCACACAATTTAAGATAACCTCATTAGCGTTGTAATTTGGTAATGGTATAACATCAAAATCAACGCCGATGTTAATAACATAACCATCTCGTATATTAATACTATCTGTAAGCATTCTATACTGACTCAGATATGTACGAAGATTTTCTTTTATTGCTCTGTTAGCTGTGGTTAGATTTTTGTTATTATCATAAGCCAGCACATACATATTCAATGCTAATGGATTCGCAACCTTATCATTTACTTCTGACGATTCGATGTTATTCTGTTCGTCGGGTGTTATGAATACTTTAGATACACTACCATAAGCATTTGGCATTGCATAAGCTCTTACAATATAATCTTCCTTAGTTACTGCTCTATTTTGAGATGCTAATTGCGCAATCGCATTTTGACGGATCTCCTCTAAGCTCTCAGCACTTCTTCCACCTGCTGCTGCAGTTGGATTATTAATCGCAATTGAGTTGAGTATAGTTGTGTTTAGTGTTGGGTTTGCTGATGGTAAGTTTGTACCAGTCGTATCAATACCAATAACCTCTGTAATAGTATTGCTCGGTACGTTAGAAGAAATTCCACCACCTACTAGATATGTCACTGTTAACGTAGTGTTTGATGGTACTACACCATAGGCACCAGTAAACACAGGTGCTGCAGGATCAACTGACCAATCTATATCCTCTTTTCCAGTTGGAAGAGATAATCCTATATTCTCAGGAGTTGCTAATAACTCTTCGTCTGGTGATGAACTAACTCCAGAACCAAACTGAACTTCAATACCATCTTCAGTTACGCGTGTTATGTATCGGCGAGGTACTCTCTTTAGTTTTAGTAAGTAGGGTGTATCTTCACTATAGGTTGCTGCGTCAGGATCATTAAAAGCTGTGTTTTCTACTCTCTCAAATATAGTATCCTGAGCTAGATAAGGAACTTCATACCAAAGATTCCCGTCCGAATCTGTAATGGATTGTATGCCAATTAGGTTGGTATCTTGTACTAAAAATTTGAAAAACTTAGTTACGCCAGTAATGGGAATTTCAACAGTTGTTGGCATAGCTGACACTGCTTTAACTGTCTTCTTAGCTAAGAAATAATTAGGAGCGCCATTGGCATCAATACTATATACGGAGTATGTTGTTGGATCAAATACATTGTTGATTGAAAAATCAACCTTATTCTGAATCATAAACTCTACAGCACCAACTGAGCTACGAGTACGCATACCCGGTTGAATTTGTAAAGCATAGCGTGTATCTGGAACAACATTTGCTCCACTCCCTGATGGGGGTAGTAACTGAAATACATCAATATCAACTATAGATGGCACACTAATTTTTGGTTTGTATCCCATAGCAGCAGCTATTGACATTACGCTTCTAGTTTCTGTAGCGTGTAGTAATAGGTTTTCCTTAAATTGTGAATCTATATAGTAGTTGAGAACATCGCCAACATAAGCAGCCATCTCAACAAACATCATACCAGGAGACGATTCGTTAAAATCGTTGTATGTGTTTGGATAGTAAATTCTGGCAAAATCAATAAGACCCTTTTTTAGTGAGTCAAAATCCCTACCAAAATATTGGATATCCTTTGATGTTGTCTTAGATATATTTGCCATGTTATGATGCGTTATTTACTTGTAGCTCTAACTGAATAGACCTTGTATCAAATTTATTACCCTCTAAACTAATGCTAAGAGAAATACTGATTCGGTTATTATCTTCGCTAGGTGCTACCTGCAGATCATTAATAAATATGTACGGCAACCAATATTCAAAACTACTTCGAATTGAGTTCTCTATATCTATTAAGGTTTGTTCTGTAATATTCTGAAAAAGGAAGTTTCGTAAGTCACAACCAAGTTCAGGTTGCATTATTCTCTCACCCTTATTTGTTAGTAAAAGATTTTTTGCATTAGCTACTGCCTGATCTAGAGTAGTGTAGTTCAGTTTAAAAGCAGCACCAGCTCCAGCCATCATAGGCAGATCAACCCCAATAGCAATATTAGGTTCGAAGTCTAGCGGATGTACTTTAATTTCAATAGCCATTATCGTTTGTTATTTGCAATGTCGTCAGCTTTTTTTAATAGCGCAGAATAATCACGCATGATTGGTGGCGTATTTGAGCTTGGTGGATTGAGTTTTGATCCAAAATCATCATCCATCATTGCTGCCATTGACATACCCATCCCTCCTGGCATATTATCCATTGTAACAACACCACCATTCATATCAGGCCAAGCTGCCTCTGGATCTTCTACTGGTGGTTCATTTTGCATTGCTGTGTAAGTCTCCTGCAGTATATCTGCTAACGGTCCTTTAAACACAGGTGTTTGTCTTTTTATTAAGGGTTCTGGTTGCACTGCCTTTCTTTTTGGTGCTTCCAATTTTGTAACTGATTGTTGTTTTGATTCAACAATAACGGGCTTAAATGATTTAAGCTCCTCTTTTACAACAGCCCTCACCTCTTCGCGAATTACTTTTCGCATTAAATTAATAAACTCGGTTCCTTTCATGTTGTTTTTATATAAATAGTTAAGATTTTATTTGTACCCTGAGAATGGTACGGGTGGGATTCCAGTATTTGCTGGTGGGATAACTAAGCCACTCATAGCCGTCAACTGAGTCTCAAAACTTTTTGCCATTTGTCGTATCATAGCCGATGCTCCATCGGTTGATCTAGCTTTTATCTGTTTAAAGATGCCTATATTAAGTGTAATATGGTTTGTACCAGTTGGACCAGTCCAAGTAGCTCCAGTCCAAAAAGCACGAGCTGCTAACCCAAACATAATAGACATAATTGCTGCATCTGGATTAATTTTCTTTTCTGCTATCTTTTTTAATTCAAGCTCAGCTCGAGCTTCAATCTTAGTCCTTTTTGCTGCTATTTTTTTCTTAACATCATCAACTACTTTTTTAAACTTTTTAGCTATGAATTTTTGAAACTGCTTTAATTCATCAGCTAACATATCAAATGCAATAGCTAAAAACGATTGATCTTTATCTAAGTAAGTTTTGATTTTAAGCAACTTTTTTTCTGCAGCAGTTCCTTCTAATTTTTTTACATCGCAAAGCACTTTAACCAACTCCCTACTTTTACGCAGGTACTTTCGTTCCAAACTAATCAAATTGTTAATAACGCTAGCATCCATCAGTGCACCAGTGGCTAGTTGATCTAAAACGCTTTTGATCTCATTTAGGCTTTTTGGTGGATTATCAGCTAAACCAGCTATAGTCTGTAGTGTTTGTTTACCAGGATAGTTATTTGATAGTTTGTCAAGAGTTTCTTGTAGCTCTTTTTTAAAGTCTGTTTCTTTGATATCTTTAACAGTCTCAATTATACCAATAACCAACGCTTCTACAACAAGCATCATTTTAAATTGTTGACGGACTTTTTGCTTTTCCTTTTGTAGACTGGTTTTTACCGCAGCACTTTGATCAAAACCTCTGATATTGTAAACTCCATCTAACAGTTTATTGATGTGATTTAGATTTTCTGAGAACTTGTAGTTTCCGGTTGCTACACTCGATATTAAACCAGCCAATCCTCTGACAGCATCTGCCGTATACTTTCCTAGTTCAATTAGTTTTTTGACTTGATTGATTTTATCACGAATCTTTCTCATCTTATCCTCAGCTGCAGCTTTCTTATCCTTAACGTCCTGCACATCACTCTTTATTGGTATTAGGTTGATTGCAAATACTTTCAGATCCTCTTGAAACTTCTTGAGATCTTTTTTGATAAAATCCTTTACCTTTTCAATTTGATCCTTAATGAATTTTGATACCTTTCTTACTAATGGTCTTATCTTAATGACAAGCCGATTGAGCAAATCTTTGAGTGATTTTATACGATCAGCTAACCATTTGCTCGCGATACTTTTATTCTCATTAGCACGCTTCTTGCCAGATCGAATTTCTTGAATTGTGTTTATTAGACTTCTAATTAAAGACTCTAGCATTTCAATCTCAAGAACATATTGTTTTATCTTCAAGTTTCTCTTTTCAAAGAATAACTTGAAGGTTTGAAAGTTACACTTTGCTTGTGTCATAACTAAAGCAGCGGCTTCTCCGAATTCTCCCAACCCAAGACTATCTACATAACCGCGTACCTTTATGAGTTCGGCTTTAAGATCATCAACTGACAATGGTCCAGGTCCTGGTTGAATTGTATCAATTGAATCAAAGCTTGTATTTTGATTGAAAGTTTGTTCTACACTTTTTTGCATAGACTTAATCTCATCAGACATAGTTACAAACTCCTGCTTTACACCCTCAATTAATGTAGTAACTCTACCAATTATATCTCGGCTTAGTTTGTAAGCTTTTGTAAGTTGCTGTACCTTCGTTCTTGATTTTTTTATCTTCTTCTCGTTCTTTTGCTTTAGGGCATTTATTTTTTTTGCCGCAGAGGCATATAAACTTGCAGCCTTACTATCTTTAAGCTTTTTAACTAATTCAGCTTGTTTTTGGGCTAGTTTTTTTTGTAACTCTACAATCTTTGGTTGCAACATTTCTCTAATCTGTTTAACCAAATCATCCTTACGCTTTTTTAGTTTTTTAAGTTGAGGTTGCACAAAACGTACAAACAAATCAAAGCGCTTAATTTGATCTACAAGTTTTTGTAGTCGTGGTTGCTTACTAGCTAGCTGACTCATAAGATCAAGAATTTTACTAGGATCAATTACACCATTAGCAAATTCAATAAACGTCTTAGCTATACCAAAAATACGATCGCGAAAGTATTTTTTCAAAAGCTGCTCACTAGTACCAGACGCAAGTAAATTAGTAGTGCGCTTTCCGTACTCAGAAACAAATAAAGCAATATCACGCAACCCAGCGACGTTTGTTGGATCAAACTTTTTGATACTCTCAAATAAGTTTATCTCCTCTTTAAACACATCAGCAAAGTCAGCTGGACTTAGATTATTCTGTATTTCATCAAATACGCTGGAAAAAATACCCTTTACCTCCTCGATGAGATTTTTTACCTCCTCCTTTATACCAGCAACGATATCAACTATCAAACCTGGAAGTTCTATAAGCTGCTGTTGAACTTGTTTAATTCTTTCAAGTAAACTCTTAACTTTTGCTGTACGTACTTTGAGTTTTTGTATAAGCTGCTTAACAGATTGAACCAGACTCTCAATTGATCCTTTATCTAAACTAACCTCCTTAGCTAAAAAATAAGCTCTCACTAATGTATAAAAAGCTCGACTGCGAGAATCAGCTGTAATGAATCCAGAAACTCCTAGCGGATAGGGAGGTGGAGCGGTTGGGTTTAATCCAGGTGCTGGAAGCGTTGGAGGTGTTCCTTGCGGAAGTCCTGCTTTAATTGTTGTTATATAAGCCTTTGTGATAGCATCTGCCCATGAGTCAGCCCCCTTGATAACTCCGTTATCTAGTTGTAGCAATAAAGGCTGAACAAAGGTTGCTTCAAAGTTATATGGCATTATACTGTCAGATTATTCAAACCAAGATCGGCATAAAATTTTTGTTTACCTGTCAGTACAGCGTACGGACCTTTTACAGCTTTTTGTGGAAGATACTCCCAATGCCACTCCTCTGAAGCTGTAGTTCTAACGAACCCAAACTTATGAGCGTTTTTACACAACCACACGTAGTTAGCTGTATTCAATTGTTGAAAGACATTACGACCTCCAACATTCAAATCTAATGCTATACCACTACCGTGATTAGAAGATCCTGGAGGTGCTGTTTCTGGATGGTATTTGCTTGAACCGGCTTTGAATACAAAATCTTCATCACTACCTTGAAAACTACTTCGTCCAACCCAACGACTTTTTTGTCGTCTTAAAGTTTCTTGAGTTGTAAGCGTTTGTGTGTTTCCTTTTGATGTTATAGCTTTGACGTTAGCACCAAAAGCAGGTCTAAAGCCTGAGTTAATTGCTAGCGTTATACCTGCTTTTTTAGCTTCGGCTGCCATTGCTAAATACGCTAGTGCAACCGGACGCCATACTGGTTGACCACTCACAACAACTAAGTCTAAAATCTTACCATCGTTATTTTTTACATTGTGATTTGGAATTGACTCTAAGTTACCTGGATCTGGGAAGTTACTAGCATCTGGTAGTTTGTTCTCAATAACCTTCTGAGCTGTGAGTGACAGTTGTGATAACGCACTCGCACTTTTAAGAAACTTACCTATAATTTTTTTTAGTTCAGCTTCCTTATCTCCGGCTGACTTCAATTGGTTTTTAATTTGATCAACACCAATATAATACAATGCGTTATCAGCATATGGAACAAATCCATAAAGTACACTGTTGTTAATTAACCACTTTTGAATCTCAGTACCCTTTAATACATCTACTGGCCCTGGCTTTATTACACGACCTGTTCGTCTTGGATCTCGTGATGTCTTATTTGGTAATGGAATAACGTCTATACCACTAGCTGATTTGAATGGTGATTGAATTGGTGGTTCATATTCAGCAGGTAGCAAGTTATCCAGATAAGCCTGCAACTTATCAAAGTTACCCTCCTTAACAATATCTGTTATTGTTTTTGCTGGATCCAGTAACGGCTTAATCTCTGCAGGTGGTTTATTTGTCTTATCTTTTACAAATTTTCGTAATTCATCTGCAACATCAAATTTAGACATATAACTCTGCTCCATGGTTAGTGCAATACCTTTATCCACTTGCAAAGCACCTACTAAGAGTTGGTATTTATCATAAGCCTCTTGCAGGACAATTGCCTGCTGTATCTGATATACTCTATCTTTTAAACTTCCCATATTATAGTGTGTCTCCGTATAAAGTTTCGGTATCAAAAAAGTCTGGTTGATCCGCTAGCGGATTCGTGACAGTTGTTGATGGTGCATTTGGATCTACAGGACCCGTAGTACCGGTGAATGTTCCAGTTACCGTACCAACTAATGTTGTAGGTGGTTCGGTTACGGTTTTTGGCGCCTCTGGTTCTGGATCAACACCCTCATGACTAATACCATCAACAAAAGCAAATGTACTTAATATCTCTGGAATACGAGCTTGTAATGATGCAAACTCGTACATCACATCTTCTCTAAAATAACCCTTACCAACTGGTGTCAGTATTGTAGCATTTTTTAACACAACAAGCAAGTCTTCAATGAGATTTGCTAGCTTTGTACCTAACACGACTGGCTCATACTCATTATCTAAAGTAGCTTGTGCTTTGTTTTTTGGTGGTTTTTTGTTTTTGTCTTTTGTGTCACCCTTTCCAGGTACACCCAAGAATACTCCGTCCTCACCATACAAAGTAACACCATCTCCTGCATCAATATTGACATTTCCTGGTGATGATATTGCAACTCCAGACTGACCAAATAACATTAAATAGTCATTCCTAGAATTTAAAATGATTCGATCTGAGTTAATGAGTAACTGACTTCCTGCATAGTTATTTTTTCTACCCTTATCATTTCCAGATAAACCTAACAACTTATTAATGTCTTGAGCAACACCCGACTCTAAATTTGATGAGTAGGTATAGTCCTCCATTGGAAACTCAATCTTTGGCAGTTGTGGTACTTCAATAGTAACAGTACCAGTAAATGTACCAGTGATTGGAGTACCTGGTGGTACACCGCCTTGGTTTGGTGGAGTTAATCCACCAGCGCTGCTAAGCTTTTGTTTTAACTGATCGTACGTTACTTTCATTATACTGGAAATTCTATTGACAATGTTTTATAGATTTCAGCTTTGACCTTTAAATGCTCTAATTCAGCTGGAGATAATTGGAATGTGTTTCCTGCGTTAAGATTGAATAACTCATTAACCTTTACCAACACCATCAAATCAGAATCCTTATCATCGTTTAGCAAACGATTCATAAAACCGTTTCTAAAATCAGGTCCTGGACTTCCTTTATCACTAGTAATTGCTAATAAACGATTACATCTACCAACTAAAAACTTTGTTGCAAGCTCTGGTGTCTTGTTTCCTAAACTCTGTATCCACGATGCCCACTTACTCGCATTACCACTCCATCCCATCTTTTTTGCTGCTTCATCAAAGTGAGATGTATCATATACTGATGCACCAGTCCACCAACATCCATTACCTAAAAAATAACCTAAGAATGGATCCTCAGACATTACAGCTATTGGGTATCGGCAATTTTCATTACATAAATAGCCTGAGAAGAATATAGCCATTACCAACTCACTACTACATATTGTATACAGAAACTGCTTAGCTTTTGAGTTATCTGTTTTCCAATTGTTGTATTTTTTATTTAAAGCTTCTGCTGCAGTTTTTACTTGAGGGACTTCTGTACTAATGAATAGATAATTAAAACTATCTACAAATGTATTAAGAGTAACACCTCTCATAGTGGAGCCTCCAGGATCTTTTGGATGGTCTGCCCAAGTACCCTCCCAACGTAATACGGTTGGTATGAGTATCTTATTTACCAACTGAATCAGTGGCGGTAAACTAATCTTTGGAGTTATGCCAGAGTTTTGAATACCTTTGAACAATAGTTTTTCTTGTATCGCTGCTGCGTTAGCATTTACGACATTTACAAAAGAGTCTAGATCACCTTTTAAAGATGGGCTAACTGATGGTGGTGTAGTATATGCCATATTATTGTTGCGTTGTTGTATTAGGTGCTGGTGTAGTTGGAGTTGGCTCTAACGGTACGCCATCATTTTTAGGTGTTTGATATGCTTCAGTAACTGGCTTATTAGTCTCAACAGCTTTTTGCCATAATCCAGAGGTGTCAGAATCTCTATTCAGAAGTTTTTCCATTTCTTTAGACCCTTTATCAGGAACGTCAAAATTATATATCCAAGTCTTTAATGCTGGCGAGCAAGCTAATTCTAATTCAACCTTCTGTGCTGTACAGAAATACATTGATGTATCATCTTTATTAATATCCTCAGCTACGAGCATATCCTTTTCATTAGTAGTACTATCTCTGTCAACTCGTAGGATCATTATACCATCACCATTCAAGCCAGACTGCTTCCATGCGTTATCTTCCTTTTGCGAAGTTGATCCAAAACGAATTGAGTTACCAAAACGACCTTGAAGAATAAAGTCTCCTTCATAGGGTTTTAGTTGTTTATAGACTTTAATCTTGTCACCATTCTCTTTTACAGAACCAATTTCTTTGATACGTTTATCAAAACGCTTCTTAGCTGTATCGTATGATATAAATGGATTCGTCTTATCTATATGATACTTATCCGTTCCAATAAATGGATGAGCATTGAATGATGGGTTGTGGAGTGCACTCACAACAAAAGAATAGAAGTAGATGTTAACCATCGTTCTAGTCAGTGGTGATGTAGTTTCTCCAAAAGCTCTATAAATGATTACTTCCTCACCTGGATATGGGTATCGAGCAATCGATCTATCTAACGGATACGCAACCTTAACAACAAGATCCTCTGATCTATTGTATTCGTTTACTAGGTCACGAAACTTAATTTTACCAATGTCTCTAGTAGATTCGTATAATGGCGAATTACTATCCATACAAACCTCCATAACATGACCCGGAAAGGTTTTTAGCTGTTGTAAGCTATTTTCCCTTCCTGTCTGGTGACCAGTATATAATCCGCCTAAATCTTTAAAGAATGACATTACTTAGTTTCGTCTAATATTGTTTGTGCTTCTTGTAACAATTGTGCGCGCTCTGCTTCAGATAAACCCAACTCATCACCTTTTTCAGACTTAGCTCCTACAACCAGTAGACGCTGAATAATTGCTGTTAATCTCACTAGGTTATCATCATTCTTAACCGATATCTCCAAGTACTCCTTAATAAGAGGTACCATTAAAGATGCATCAGTCATATTCTTAATCAATGGCTTAAGCTGATCGATAAGACCATTGATCTGTGTTTCTTTCTTCTTCGTGTTATTATACACATCTCTGAGTAAGTCGCTAAAGGACTTATCGTCAAACAGTAAACTATCCTTATCCATAAACTTGTTTCTAATAAATAGCTAGAAAGCTAAATTGTTATCTGCCTGTGAATTGAGGAAGTTCGTCTAACTCAGCTATAAACGCTCGTAACTCCTTTATACGAGCTCCTGCAATCCAAGCTTCTCGATCTTCATAGTAACCAAGATCCTTAAGCTGCTGTGGGTCAGTTGTTTTTGGATCAAAAGAAAAAGCGTTAAGGTTTGGACCACCACTAACGCTTTCCCAACATTTGATTTCTTCTTCTAATACTGACTGTAACTTTTCCTTTGAGAATACTACTAACATTAGTACAACCTATCTTTTTGGATTGACCCATAAGTCAGATAATCCATATACATAGCTTTATACTTATCCTTCATAATCTTAACCATCTTCGTTATTTGCTGAGTATTTGCATCAGTCATTTCTCGTATGTAGATGTACAAAGCTTTCTTATTAAACAATTCAATCTTCTCTCTCTTACGAAACAACTCTACAATAGCTCCAGCTAATATTCGATCGTTCTTTTTGCTGAATATGGATTCTAAATTATCATCCCAGTAACTAACAAACTTATCAACAAACTCGATTAGATTAGCTTCATGATCTTCTGAATCCGGAATAGCCTCTAAATTAATTTCTGAAGATAAGTCAATGCGATCGTGACTAGTTAACTTCTTATAGTTGTTTTTGTTTTTGAGAATGCAATAGTTTTTAGCAACAATGCTAAAATAGCTAAACGCTTTTCCATTGTTTTGCTTAAACTTAGGAAGCTTCTCTACTAAGAAGCTAACTACTTCGTGTTGCATTTGTTGGATAGTTTGCCCATCCGTGTAGTAGAATTTAAAAGTGTGAATAATGTTTTCTACTAATTTTTCAAAAGCTGCTTTTATTTCGTTCTGGTAAATTAAGCTGCGCTCAAAATCGTCTTCTGTACTATTGTATTTAACGATACTAATATCAACTTCAGGTCCGAAATATAATCGCTTAGTCTTTGGCTTTCTTGTCTTCTTCGGTTTCTGTGTTGACATACTTTGTAATGAAATCATAAAGGTTTTCGATTGATTCGTCTAATTCTCTAAATATTACACCCACCTCATCATCAGCTTGGAAAGCTCCAAGTCTATCTATTTCCTTCATACGATCTCTAGTATCGTAAAAGCGAAAATACAACGCCGAGATAAATCTAACATAAGCTTCGCAGTAGTCTTCAGCCTTTTCTGCGCGCTTATAGTTAATATAAGTTAAATAACCCAGAATACCTACTAGGATCAGTAGGAATACTATTACTGCTGTAACCATGTTTATTATTTGAATAAGTTATTAAATACATTCATCAGATCGTCTTTTTGAGATTCTGACATATCGGTTGGGATTGTTGGCTTTCTCTTCTCAGATGTTACTGGTTTTGATGAGCCTTCGTTATTTCTATCCCACATCTCAAACTCAATACGCGATGCCATATGATCAGCGTGATGTAGTAAGATTGGTAAATTTGATCTTAACTTAGACTCACGACTATTAGAGATGTAGTAAGGACGATTACCCTCATCATACAATCCATCATGCGTCTTAATAGCAACATACTCGTTAAAGCTTACTGGAATACCTCTCTGCTGTAATAAGAATAAACTTCTATCAGGTACTGGCATAAATGCATTTTCAGGATTGTACTTATACATTCTACCTAAATTCTTACGATGCCAATCAGAGTCATTTGGAATATACTGCTCAGCTTCTTCTGTACCAATTTTACCCAAGTCATGATTCATTGCTGCAAACACTAACTCCTCTTCTGAGTAGTTAATGTAGGCGCCCATAGATGACCATAACTCTTTCAAACTCAAAGCGCACTTGATAACACGATTAACGTGATCTACATAACCACCTGGGAATGCATTGTGGTGATGATCAATACTAGATGCAGGCATAAGCATAAGACGCTCTGCGTGATCTGTATATAATTGTTTTAGAGATTCTTTTCTATCTCCTTTGATGTAACTATCGATATAGCCAATAAGCTCATCGTAGTTTTGCTGTAACTGTTCTGCTGTTAGATTCATGATATTTGTTTTTGTAACCTTTTTAATTCACTTTCAATTTTCTTAGTAGCTCCTTTACGAGTTTCTTTCTTCAAGAGTTTCTTTAGTTCTGAGTAACGCTTCATTGCATCAGCTTTCTCTTGAGCTTTCTGAGCTTTTGACTTCTTAGGCTTAACAACTATTGGTGTAGCATCATACTTCCCTTTCAGATCAGGTTGTTCTACACCCTTGAAGTAGACTGTACCATTTGCGTGTACAAATTGCTTCATAAAGCGCCATCCCTTTGGATAACCTTGAGCTGCAACTTGTTTCTTCTTTAACGGTTCATCATACTGTCTCATCATATCTGAAACACATTCGTGGCAAGTAATAGCTACAACGCTATCACCGACGTTATGTACAAATGTACCGCAGACTTTGCATTCTAATGTTTTGCTCATAAAGTAACTTTCTACTAAGTATAACCATACAAATAAAAAAAGAGAAATCCAACGCTAATTTGGAGAGAAGGGTATGTGTGACATTCTAGTGTCAAAGAGAACTGTATACATTGTGAAGCCGTCTACCCTATGACGACCTCTATAAATTGGAATGTAGCCATGTATATTATAGTTATACATTGCAGCATCGGTTACTTGACTCCTTTTGAGGCTGTAAAAACACATCATATGATCATACTGCAAAAAGTATATCATATCCGGATCTACAGACTCATTCAGCGTATCTCGTATCTCTTCGATTATATAGTATTGAAACACATACTCATCGTAAAGAGCTTTTTGATCACGCTTATCCGCGTAGTAAATTGACGGGAATAAGGTTTGGCTCATCGAGCGTATTGCCTGACGAGCCAAACTCAATTCGCTTGAGACGTTAGCTAAAAACTTTGATTTAACTAGACTCTCAAAACATCCCATCTATTACTTATTGTTGTGACGATTTGGCTTTGGACCTCTTTTCTTGCCATTCGTCTTGTTTGGAGTATTTGCTGTTACAGCGTCAGTGATTTGAGGATTCACAGGTTTGTTTGCTGTTTCTTGTTTTACAACCTTAGTTGCTTGTAATGCAGCTACTTCAGCTTTTAACATGACAATGCTACTTGAAAGGTCTTTACCTCTTTGCTCAAGTTTGAGAATAGTCTTAGCCGATTCTTCCGCAAAATCTCTAGTAGATTCAAATTTAGCTTTGTAGTCCGCAGCTTGTTTCTTATTCTCATAGTTGAAATAAGCCAAAACACCTACTGCTAAAAGTGCTCCGATTGAAATTGTTACTGTTAACATAACTTTTTTGTTTTTGATTTTTAATTAATAAAGTTTAGAGTATTAAATTGTACTATTGTACCTTTACAATATCAGGAAAAAAAACCAGAAATCCAACAGTTTGGGAAAAATAATTGAAAATAATTTTAATGTCCCTGTGCGACATACACCTTTGTGTAGTTCTTACTGTTCTTATTCTTGCTCTGTTTAGTTTTAGCATGAATCCCAGGTCTCTTTACTTTTGGTTTCTTCTTGAATGCAGAAACGGTGTTAACTTTTGCCTTTGCCATAGATAGTGTTGTTATGTGTTGTTACTGACTATAAATAGTTTGTAAAAGAGAAAGGCCGGTAAAAACCAGCCCTTCATCACACACACAAGCTATGAAAAACATAGCAAAAGAAAATTATTTTTGTTGCGGGGGCGGGATTCGAACCTGCGACCTTTGGGTTATGAGCCCAACGAGCTACCTCTGCTACTACCCCACAATCTAGTTAAAAAACGCTGAGACTATACGTTTGAGTGATGGATCTTTTGTTGGATTATTGGTTCCCTTCTTGTCCACTTCCTTTTGAGAAGTATCCCATCAATGCCGGTGATTTAAGTACACCACTCTTGGAGCTACGTGTTTCGACTACTCTCGTCTTACTTATTCTGTTCAACTCTGCCGAACTGATTAATCCTTGCGGGACTACAGACCTTTCGGACGAATCACCTTTGACTTGCGATCATTGGTGGCACTGGACAGCCCAGTACTAGGTAGGCACCTTTCGTCGGTAGCTGGTAAGCGCTTTTGCTTAATTGTTTAGTGATATTTGCGTATCATAGAGCAAATTAAGGTATTAGTCGCAGATCATGAAAGTAGTGGCTTACCACTAAGCTGACCCATCTTTTGAACGAGTCAATACTCAACTACTCTCTGAGATATCCCTACCTCCATACTTTAAGAGTTCTACATAAACAAACCTTGGTGGGTTCATCTACGGTGCAGTAACAACACCACTTGTACACTGACATTGCCTTTCGGCTTTAAGATCCCTCTTGTATTGGAAACCGCAATAACAAACTCGGATAAGAATGCTTCTTGCAATAAATTGATTCCTATAGGTTATTCTTATTGCTCTTCCGAGCTCAACTAAATGACCTGCATCACCTAGTCATCAAACCAGTTCCCCTACAGTGTTACCCTCGGTACTCAAGGTTTAATGATATCCTACTTGCCTACTCGAGCTCCTTACGAAGCCGCAAACTACATTGACAAAATGTAATTCACTTTAGCCTGGTTTCCCAGTTTATTTAACGACCATAGGCGGCCGATCATCATTTATCAGATTAAATGTCTCATAATCAACCCGAAGGTCTCATAATCAACTACTGAACGGATAATAATATTTTTCAAAGAACGTCGTCACCTTTGTGACCCTTTATTTCTATAAAGATACAACCTTTTTATCGATTAGGCAACATCTTTATTAATTTTTTTTTGTGGAGCTGACGGGAGTCGAACCCGTGTCCAAACAGTGAGCCAAAGGACTCATTCACAGGCTTAGTCTATTTTTCTAAATAGACAAACTATCGAGTTTGTATTGCTACTCCCACTCGCAAACTGTAGGCTATTTGTTTAAGGTACAAATTACAAAAACGCGTTTCGTTTACTTCTTTTTAATCCCATGAGTAATACGGGGGAGATTAGGCAGCTACTGCGTAATACTCCGTAGAATAATCTACGTTTGCGTTTATTGTTTGATAGGTGTTTAAGGGTTTCCATCTAACCCTGCCTGCATCATCTCAAAGAACTTCTTCTGCCTGTCGAAAGCCATAACAGCCCCAAAGCGTTTAATAAATATACTACCTTTGTTTGAAAAAGACAACAGATATTAAATTATTTTAATAGCTTCGTTATCTAACAATCCAATGTAGGTACTATAATCGAGTATGATCTGAACCCAGTGATGGCCAATTTGGCTAACACTAAGGTGAAGAGGTGAAGGTTCTCCAGGTTCGCTATAGTTAACCCAATCAACAATGCATTTGTGGAGGTCTACAAGACGCTCTCTGTGTATCCATAAGATTATTTTCATAGTAGCTGAATTATTAATAGTACAGTTGCTAATGCAAGACTTACTCCAACTTTAGGAGTCATTCCTTCTCCCAGCAATAAATTTGTAAACATTGTAAAAACTAAGATACCAACAGCAAACGCCATTAAGCGTCCTGGCCATATCTTACCATCCATTCCTTCGTAAGCTAAGTCGGTAGCAACCATTAGTAGATAACTGATTGGTACACCA